ACGAGCACGTCGAGAAGACGACCGGGATCCGCCCCCCAGAGCTCGATCTCCCAGAGATCCCCAAGACAATGGGCGAGCTCTGGGAGACGTTCTTGCGCCTCCACCGCTCCCGGCAGGCCGACGCGCCGATAGTATTCTCGGAGGTCTTAGCGTATAGTGAGCTAACCGGTCGCCGGTTTACCCCGCTCGAGGTGGACGCGATCTCTGCACTCGACGCCTTGTGGCACAAGGAAAGGGCGAAAAAATGGACGACCTAATCCGGCTTGGCGTTGAGGTCCAGACCACCGGCGGCGCGCAGGCGGCGCAAGGGCTCGGCGCGTTCCAGAAGGCCGCACAGGGCGCGGCAGGAGCGGCAGACCAGCTCGAGAACAAGGTCAACGCTCTGGGCGCGGCGCAGGCCAAGATCCCGCCCCCTGCGCGTGCTTTAACAGGGGCGATGAACGGTCTCGGATCCGCCTTTAAGAACAATTCAGGCGCGATCCAGAACACCAGCTTCCAGCTTACGGACATCCTTGTTCAAATGGAGATGGGCGTCCCAATTACGCGCACGCTCGGACAGCAGCTCCCGCAGCTTCTCGGCGGGTTCGGTCCGCTCGGCGCAGTGATCGGTCTTGCGGCTGGCGCGCTTTTTACATTTGCTCCTCTGCTTTTTTCTGCATCTGAGGGGACGGACGATCTCAAGACGGCCACGGAAGGGCTGACCGACGCAATGAACGCGTTCGGATCAGCAACAAAAGCGGCAAATCAAGACTTCTCGGATCTCAGGAATACTTACGGCGCAAACTCGGACGCGGCGCAGCACTTCTTAGAGATCCAGCGCGAGATCGCAGAGCTGCACGCAAAGCAGGCATTCGGGCAGGCGGCTTCCGCAGTCGCAGGGGCAGGGCTTGGGCAGCTCGGCGGATACAGCGCAGCGGATCTAGACGCGCTCACAACGCGTTACGCGGTCTACAATGAGGGCCTAGCGAGTGCGGCATCTGAAATCGCTAACCTCGAGGGCGTGTCGCGTGATCTAACAGACGCAGAGCAGACGCGCCTAGATCAGCTATACGAGCAGCAAGGGGCTTACTTAGACGCCAAAACCGCGCTTTTAGATTATACAATAGGCGTCGCCGAGCTAGAGCAAACGCTTGGCGCGGCAGAAGGCACAGGAAGCGAGCTCGCCGCAGCCTTTGCACGTCTCAGTGAAGCGAGAACATTTGAGGAGCAGTCAACCGCAGCTCAGAAGCTCGCGGATCTGCTTTATGAGAGCACCGACGGGCTTCGCAGTGCTACTGACGAGGGCGACGCGCTTTTTGGAATGCTCATTAAAGTCGTTGAAGAAGCGTTGAAACTCAACCAATTATCTTATGGAAAAGGTGAGATAGATGCGGCGGCAGCTTCCGCAAGCGCGCTGGCCGACGAGATAAACCGGGCAGCATCTAACGCTATAACGCTATCGGCGCAGAGCTTAACAGCGCGCACCGAGGCAGAGATCCGACTTCAATTTAAGGGAGATAAGATCGGAGAAGCACGCGCCCTTGCGGAGACGCGGTTCCCTATGCCCAAGGGGCTCCCAGACGCGCCAGCAGCCGCTATCAATAGACAGCGCGACGAATATATCGCGAATACGGTCGCAGCCGCCGAGGCACAAAAAGCGCTCGCCGATTTCAATGCGGAGCTAAAGGGCGGATCCAAAGCGGCGGGCTCGGCAGCGTCCGACGTAAAGCGTTATTATGACGCGACCCGGACAGATGCGGAAAAATACGCCGCCGGGCTCTCCGAGATCGGCGCGCTTTACGCTTCCGGCGCGATGGACGCGGATCTCTACGCGCGCTCGGTCGAGGAGCTGACCCTAAAGTTCGACCCGCTCGGGCAGCTCATCTCGGATCTGGCAGGAACCGTCGAGAACGAGCTCAACGCCGCCTTCGCCTCGGTGCTCGACGGGACGGCATCTCTCGGAGACGCGCTTCTCAGTTTCGCTTCGAACGTGCTCGCCAAGGTCGCGCAGGATCTCTTCGCACAGCAGTTCGCCTCCCCGATCGCCTCCGGGCTGACCTCGATCCTCGGCGGCGTGGCGGGAGGTCTAGCAGGCGCGCCGATTACGAGCCCGCGTCCCATGCCGAGACCGTTCGAGGACGGCGGCATCTTCGATCAATCCGGCGTGACCCCCTTCGCAAAGGGCGGCATCGTCTCTGGGCCGACGGTCTTCCCGTTCGCCAATGGGACGGGGCTCATGGGCGAAGCTGGGCCGGAGGCGATCATGCCGCTCTCCCGGGGATCCGACGGAAAGCTCGGCGTCGCCGCAGCGAACGGGAACAGCGCGCCCAAGATCACGATCAACAATTACAGCGGGCAGGAGGCGTCGGCATCGACGGACAATATGGGGAACATCATCGTCGAGATCGGGCGCGCCATCGCGCAAGACATCACCGGCGGCGGGCCTACCTATCGCGCGATCAAGAGCACCTTCGGGATCTCCAACCGCCTGCAACAAAGGGGATAAGCGATGGCAGTCTGGCCCATATCACTTCCGCAATACCTAGAGATCGGCGCGCAGGACACGCGACAGCAGGGTTTCATCCGCTCGAATACGGACACCGGTCCTTATAAGCAGCGCAAGCGGTTCACGGCGACGTCGCGCTTCTTGTCCGGATCCATGCTCTTGACCGGCACGCAGCGCGCGACGTTCGAGACGTTTTACAAGACGACGATCTCGGAAGGGACCGACGCCTTCGACTTCATAGATCCGGTCGACTTCGGGACCGTCTCGGCGCGCTTCACGCAAGCACCCTCGCTCTCGGCGGTCTCTGGTGGCGATACCGCGACGACCGTGCAGTGGCGCATGGACATCATGCTCGAGGTGCTTCCGTAAATGGCGCGCACGCTTCCAACATCGGTCATAACGGCAGTCAACAAGCAGACAACGACGAGCGTCTTTCTCGTCCTGCTCGAGATCTATCATCCGGACATCGGCACTTATTACCTCGTCAACAACACCGAGAACATCGTCGCCGGAGCGACGACCTACCTCGCTTTCCCCTTCTCGGTGATGCTACCTCCCGACGATCCAGAGCTCCAAGTGCGAGCGCGGCTCACGATCTCGAACGTGACGACCGAGCTTGCGGTCCTGCGCTCGATAGCAGGCCAGCGCACGCGCGCGACCTTCGCGCTCAAGGTCATCGAGGCCAGCGACCCGACCACCGTCTTGCAGAGCGTCTCCGGCCTTGTGGCGGCGTCGGTCGGTTATAACGCCGACGTGATGGACATCGACCTGACGATCGACAACTTCCTAACGGAGCCCTTCCCAAGTGCAACCTTCTCGCCCTCGACGTTCCCCGGCATCTTCTAACTGGTGGAACGATTACATCGGGATCCCGTTCGAGTGGAACGGATCGACGCGCGAGGGCGCGTCGTGCTGGGGACTTGTCTGCTTGGTCTACAAAGAGGTCTACAAGATCAAGCTCCCGCGCTACAACGAGATCGAGACCCAGATCGAGCGCGGCGCGGGATCCTTCTCTGATTTCGCATCGACCGGCGTGCAAGTCGACCTCGAGGACGTGCGCTCTGGCGATGTCCTCCATATGTGGGGTTTTTATAAGGGAAAACGGCGCGCGACCCATTGCGGGATCGTCACCGAGCCGGGGTTCGTTCTTCATGCAGAAGAGGTCGTAGGATCTTGCGTTTCGCGCTATAAGGGGGACAACCGTTTCTTGCAGCGCGTGATCGGAGCATATCGCCTTGAATGATCTCGTCCCCTTCAAAGACCGCGCTCTCGCCGAATATGTCGAGATCACGCTGATCTTAAATCCCCTCGCCAAGGGCGAGCGGCTCGTCGTTCGGATCTTGGCAGGGCAGACACTCGATCAGATGATCGCGACGCTTGTCCTCGAGGAGAGCGATCGAGAGCATATCGCCGCCTTCATCGGCGGGGACTACATTCCGCAAGAGCTCTGGGCGAAGACGCGCCCGAAGTCTGGCGCGTCGATCTATCTGCGGGTCACCTTGCAGGATCCGATCTCGATGGTCGCGATCCTCGCATCCGCCGTAGCGCCAACCATTGTCACGGCAATTTTTCCGACGCTTGTCGCTGGCGGACTTGCGGCGTCCATCGCAGGCGCAGCGATCGCGATGGCTATCACCTACGCCGCCTCGGCGCTATTCGGCCCCCGCCCGACCCAGAACAGGGCCGAGAGCCCGTCCTACAATCTCTCGGCAGCGCGCAACGGGCTGACCCCCTATTCGCCCGTCCCGGTCGTGCTGGGGACGCACCGGATGGTCCCGCCTTATGGCGCGGCTCCTTACACCGAGATCGTGGGCAACGATCAATTTCTCCGCTTTATTCTGATCTGGGGATATGGGCCGGTCGACGTGAGCTCGATCAAGATCGGGAACACCGACATCGCAGACTACACCGACGTCGAGATGGAGCACGACTTCGCCGGATCCGCCTCGACGCTTGGGCTCTACCCTGCGGACGCTTCGCAGGAGGATCTCTCGATCCGCATGACCGACGCCTATGTCGCGCGCACGACCGCGCTTAATACGACCGAGTTCGGGCTGACCGTCACCTTCCCGACCGGCCTATTCCGCGCAAACGATAAAGGTGGACGCAGCAACATCTCGGTGCAGCTCATCGGAGAATACCGCCTCGTCGGGTCCGGCACTTGGCTTGCGTGGTTCGACCAGACCTATACCGACAACACCGGGCAGGCGAAGCGGATCTCGCAGCGCAAGACGGGGCTCACGTCTGGGCAGTATGAGGTCCAGATCAAGCGCGGGAACGTCGAGCAGAACCTCAGCGACGCAAAGAAGGTCGACCGCGCTGATTGGACTGACCTGCGCTCGTTCAACACAAACGCGGTCCCGGTGAAGCTCACCGGCATCGCCAAGAGCGCCTTCCGGATCAAGGCAACGGACCAGCTCAATGGGATCGTGCAACAGCTCAACGCGATCGTCTCCTTGAAGATCCCGACGTGGAACGGGTCGTCGTGGACGGGCTCGTCCATAACTTCCAACCCCGCAGCGATCTTCCGCTACATCTTGACGGGCGCGCCAAACAAGAAGCCGGTGGCAGGGGCGAACATCAACGACGCGCAGCTCGGCGCGTGGTTTACGTTCTGCGCGACGAACGGGCTCGCCTTCGATCAGGTGCTCGACTTCCAGCTCTCGGTCCGTGACATCCTGCAAGACGTCGCGAACGCGGGCAAGGCGAGCCCGGCTTACGTCGATGACAAGTGGACCGTCGTCATCGAGCAGACGCGCTCGACGATCGTGCAGCACTTCACACCGCGCAACACGCGCAACTTCGCGGGCCGGATCCTTTACAACGAGCTTCCCGAGGCGCTGCGGATCCGCTTCTTTAACAAGAATGCCGACTATCGCGAGGACGAGCGCATCGTCTTCGATGATGGGTTCAACGAAGCGAACGCGACGACCTATCAGGTGATCGACCTCCCGGGGCAGACCAACCCCGACAACGTCTATAAGCTCGGTCGTCACTACATCGCGGCGGCGCGCCTTCGCCCGGAGGTCTTCACCTTCGAGGTCGACATCGAGCACCTCGTCGCGCTGCGCGGGGATCTTTGCCGCCTAACGCATGATGTCCCCAGCATCGGGCAAATGTCTGGGCGCGTCGTCTCCCGTTCGACAAATACGATCATTCTCGATGAGCCGGTGACGCGCGAGGCGGGCAAGACCTACACGCTGCGCGTCCGAGAGACGATCACGAACGCCTCGCTCGCGCTCACCGTCGCGGCAGTCGGGACGACCGTCACCAGCAACACCGTTATCGTCACAAGCGGTGGGACGTCGGTCAACGCAGGGGATCTATTCCAGTTCGGGGAGCAGAACCTCGAAAGCCTAGAGGTTCTAATCGCTGGGGTCGAATATATCGACGACCTCGCCGCCTCCGTGACCTGCGTCCCGTATTCGGTGGACATCTACAGCTCCGCGACGACGATCCCAGCTTATTCGACAGTGCTCTCGACGCCGGTCTCGGCGTCGTTTACTGGACCTCCGCGCCCGACGATCTCGCAGGTCGTCTCGGATCAGAGCGCGCTGCAAATCACCTCGACCGGATCCATCATTCCGGCGATCCTGCTTTATGTGCAGCCGGGGAAGAGCGCCGCCTCGAACGACGGGACCGTCACGCGGACGTCGTTCTTCCAAGCGCGCTATCGTCGATCCGGAACAGAAGATCCGTTTACTTACGCGCCATATTCCGCAGTCGACGCGCCGTTCATCCTTTTGAGCCCAGTCGAGAACGGGATCAACTATGACATCGGCGTGCGTGCCGTCGGCCCAGACGAGAGCACGACCAGCGCGTTCGTCGAGATCGCTAACCATCAGGTGCTCGGCGCGACCGAGAAGCCCCCAGCTATCGACACCATCTCGCTCAATACGATCGGTGATCACACCTATGTCGAGTGGACCTACCCGTCGATCGCGGTCGACGTAACGGGTTACGAGATCCGCTATTCGCCAGACCAGAACAATACCGCATGGTCGACGATGACTGTCTTGTCGGATGCGATCCCCAGAGAGGCGCGCTCGTTCACAATCCCCAGCCGGTCCGGATCCTACGGGATCAAGCCGATCGACGTCTTGGGCAACCGATCGGTGCTCGCGCTTTATGTGAACGCCTCGCTCGAGGATCCGGCGGCGCTCAACGTCATCTTGACCTTGCCACAAGCACCTAGCTGGTCGGGGATAAAGACAGGGATCGAGCAATTAGGCGCGGTGATCCAATTATCCAGCACCAACTATATGGCGACGTGGACGACGCTCGCGTCGGTCCCGATCATCGGATTTACCGCAGCAACAGGCTATGAGGTCGAAGGATATTATGAGTTCGGGGAGACGGATCTCAGTCAGGTCTATACCTCGCGCATCACAGCCGACGCCGTTGTCGGCGCCTCCGGCGGGCTTTCCACGCTTTCGACATGGATCGCGCTTTCCGGCGTCGGCACGCTTGCCGGGCTGGATACAGGGGACGAGATCTCGGTCGAGATCCAAGTCAACTATTCGATCATCGACAGCGCGACGCCGGTCTATCAAGGATGGAGGCGCTTCGTCGTCGGTGACTACACGGCGCGACATCTCAAATTCCGCGCGGTGCTCTCGACGCTTTTCTCCACAATAACGCCGGTAGTGTCCGGGCTTTCGGTCTCCATAGATATGCCAGATCGCGTCGATCAAGGGAACGATCTGGTCTCGGGGGCGGCGTCTTACGCCGTTGCGTTCTCCCCGTGGTTCCGCGAGATCCGCTCGATCACGATCGCCGCGCAGAACATGGCGACCGGCGATTACTACGCAATTTCGAACAAGACGCGCACGGGGTTCGATGTTATATTCCGCAACAGCGCCGGAACAGCGATCAGTCGGACATTCGACTATCAGGCGATCGGGTTCGGCAGAGAGAGGGGCACTTAAATGTCGCAATATGATTTCGGGACGATCGACCCGAACACAAAGAGCGGGACCGCGCTCGCAACGGATCTTAATTCGTTCCGCACCGCGCTGCATACGTCGCACAGTGGGTCGACCGCGCCGTCTTATATCACCACCGGGATGCTATGGGTCGACAGCACCTCGGCCAACCTGAAAATTAAGATGTATGACGGCGCGCAGTCGATCGACGTCGCGATAATCGACGCGACAAACAACGTCGCCCGGGTCGCCGTCGACAGCGCGGCGACGAGCTACATCACCTCGACGGTCGCCGCGCAGATCAAGTTCGTCATCGCGAGCGTCGACACCGCGACGATCAGATCCACCGGCTTGCAGTTCAACATCGCGTCGCCCTACATCGGGGACAGCAGCAACAACGAGCTTTTGTCCTTCTCAACGACCGCGAGCGCGGTGAACCAGATCAACGTCGCGAACGCGGCAACGCTCACGAACCCGGTGATCTCTGCGGTCGGTAACGACACGAACATCGGCATCACGCTGACCCCGAAGGGAACGGGCCGCACGAACGTCGGCCAGCTTGCGCTCGACGGGACGACGATCACGACGACCGCCGCACAGCTTAACTTTGTGACAGGCGTCACCTCGGCGATCCAGACCCAGCTCAACGCAAAAGCGCCACTTGCCTCCCCCGCCCTAACAGGGACGCCGACCGCGCCAACCGCGACGCTTGGAGATAATACCACCCAGATCGCTACGACGGCATTCGTCTTGGCGAATAGCGGCGCAGACCGACAAGTATTTAACGCGTCCGGCACTTGGACAAAACCTGCTGGGGCGACGCTTGTCCTTGTTCGTTGTTGGGGTGGCGGCGGTGGTGGTGGTGGTGGTTTTGTTGCGGGGGCCTCACTTACTAAAAGTGGCGGCGCGGGTGGTGGCGGTGGGGCTTATTTCGAAAAATGGTTTTATGCCAGCCTATTAGGAGCGACTGTATCCGTCACCGTAGGTGCGGCGGGAACAGGTGGGGCATCTGGAGCGGCTGGCGTATCGGGAGGAGCATCATCCTTCGCCGCGCTTGTAACAGCAGGTGGTGGCGTCAACGGCGCGGCTGGTCTTGGGGGCGCTTCCACAGGTGGAGCGGGCGGCTCCGCGCAAGGTGCAGTAGCTTCGACGTCGACAGCACTCACAGATATTGCGCTATATGGCGCTGCTGTTGGGTCCGCCACTAATTCGGCTTATTATGGGGGCGGAAAAGGCGGAAACGGTAACTTCTCTAGTGCTTCTGATACCGGAGGCTCGTCCGCTTTTGGCGGCGGCGCTGGCGGCGGTGGCGGCGGTGAAAGTTCAGCAAACGTAGCGAGTTTAGCGGGCCCCGGTGGGAAGTCTAATTATCTAGCAGGTGGCGGCACAATCGGCTTCCCCGGCGGAGCTGCAACATTGCCGGGATGCGGCGGCGGCGGCGGTTCTTTTGTAAACACGGGTAACGGCGCTGCGGGTGGTGCTGGCGCATTCCCCGGAGGCGGTGGCGGCGGTGGCGCTGCGGCTCGCACGACTTTCCTAGGAGGCACTGGTGGGGCCGGTGGCGCGGGATATGTGGAGGTCTACACATGGTAAGCAATTATGCCGTGATCGCAAATGGCGTTGTCCTTAACGCCGTTTTGGCAGAAGCAGACTATGCCGCAGAACAGAGCTGGGTTCTATTGCCTGACGGTGTAGGGCCGGGCTGGCTTTATGACGGGAAAAAGTTCAGCGCGCCGCCGCCTTATGTGCCCCCAAAAGACGTGCAAGAAGCAGCGCGCGCGTCGGCATATAAGCTCGAGGCAGATCCGATCTTCTTCATGTCCCAGCGCGGAGAAGCAACCGAAGCAGAATGGCTCGCCAAGGTCGCAGAGATCAAAGCACGCTTCCCATATCCGGAGGCATGATCGTGAGCCCAGAGATGATATGGAGCGGGATCTTGACCGCCGCGCTCGGCGTCTCTGGGTTCATTCTCAAGGCGTTCTATGCCGAGCAACAACGGCAACAGATCCTCCTCAATAAGACCCGGGAAGAGCTGGCGCGCGACTATGTGACGCGCGTCGATATGCACACCGACATAAATCGCGTCATCACGCGCATCGACAACTTGGACGCCAAGATCGAGCGCCTACTGGATCGGCTTGTAAAGTGAAACTCAACCTAGACAGAGACCAGATCATCGCCGTTCTGATCCTTGTCTTGGGTTTTATTCTCGCCGTTTCCTGCGCTTATGCTCAGAGCGTGCCTGATGTGGAGTGCCCGGAGGGCTACATCTGCACATGGTCGGGATCCGACGGGTCGGTCAATACGACGGGCGAGATGACGACGACCGTGATCTCCCCGCCGCCGTCCGCTATTTCGCCGCAGTTCAGCGCGGGCGCGGGGAATGACATCTGCACCGTGGGGGTCTCCGCCGCCGTCCAGACGCAGATCCTCGGCCTATCGGCAGGCAAGACGACGCGCGACATGAACTGCGAGATGCTCAAGAACGCGAAGGCGCTTTACGACATGGGGATGAAGGTCGCCGCCGTCTCGACCATGTGCCAAGACGAGCGCGTCTTTCAGTCGATGCTCGATGCCGGGACGCCTTGCCCCTACGACGGCATGATCGGCGAGGAGGCAAAGGCGGCGTGGGAGGCGGATCCCGAACGCGCTGATCGCAACCCGAGGGGACATCTCGATGGCAAGACAAAGCTGGGTCTGGGCGCTCTGCTTGGCGTTCTCGGCCTCCTCCTCGCACTCTGATCCTTACACCTACGGATCCACCGGCAACGCCGCAGCGGACGCGCTCTCGTGGTCCATGATGAACGTCGCGCCAAATGTCCCGGGCTTGGACATCAGCGGGCTTTTTTATCAATACACGATCGACAAAGATCCGGCGGCGGACGCGCTGGTCCATGTGCAGAACGAGAACGCACTCGGGACCGGTTACATCTTCCGCGAGACCGACGACTGGTCGGGCATCGAGGGGAACACGATCACAAAGGGCATCCCCGTGCCGAACATCCCGATCCAATACTGGGGCGTCGGATCCATTGAGCTCGAGGGCGAGGGCTCGATCTCGGACGCCTCGGTGATCTACGCCTACCGGGTCGACCAATGCGCCAACCCGCAGTCGAGCCCTTCGTGCGAGGGCTATGTGCCCCCGGCGACGTCGGTGACTATCGAGGAGCAAGACGCCTACGACGCCTTAGAGGACGACGCCTATCGGATCGCGAGCGCGAAAACGGATGCGGACTATCAAGAAGAAGGCGCGCCGGACGAGGACCAGAGCGACGACAAGGAGCGCAAGGCGCGGCTCGAGCGCGGGCTCGCCGCATCGAAGAACGCGCTCGCCTTGGCCGACGGCATTTCTCAGGATGCTATTATCGCCTCAATGGGGTATACTTCTGACATGGCCGTCTATTACGCCGCGCAGTTAGAGGGCGGATCTTATGCGGACGCGCCCATGCTCGTCGACGGGAAGATCCCAGAAAACAAGCGCGGGCTACGGAATGGCCTAGCTCAACAAGTGCTGCACGAGCAACTGATCGGCTCGCAGTATCAATAGGAGACGCGCAGATGAAACACCTCGCAATCGCTCTTTTGGTCGTCTTGCCGCACATGGCGCTGGCCGAGGGCGTCCAGATCGAAGGCAATGTTCAGGCCAAGTGCATCATCCGCACCGATCGCACCGGCGTTTACGGCAACCCGACGGCGGACAAGTTAAGCGCGCTGGCAGCGGACGGCGGCGTGACGCCGATCATCCGCTACGATGTGGCATTGGCGGGATACTACATCGCGCGCATCACGCACCCGACAGCCTTCTCGACCAGCCCGACCTTGACCGACACCGTCGCATGGTCTGGGGGCGCGTCGGTCTCGAGCGTATCGAGCGCGCAGATGTCGGCATATGATGCGGCGAAGGTCGAGTATGATGCGACGACCGAGTTCGATCTGACCGTCGCCGGGACGACGTGGTTCAAAGTCGATAGCGCGGCAGAATATGGCTATAACAAAGCCTTCCCAGCCGGAACCTACCGCGCCGTCATTCAAGCAGATTGCATCGCAAAATGAAACGGACCGCCGCAGCCCTGATCTTGTTTGCCACGGGCGCGGGCGCGCACGAGATGACACCGGCCTATCCAAAGCTCCATCAATCGGCGATGGCGCAGATCATGCAGGCCGATCTGTCACTCTTTAACGCGCGCGACGACGTCGAGTATTACGCGATCAGCGTGCTCGATGCCGAGATGAACCCGGTCGTCTTCGCCTCGGCCCAGCGCGTTATGCACGTCCCCCCGGGGGGCAGGCAGGACTTCGAGATCTACATCAGGGAGGACGACGTGGTGCGCGTCGTCTACGTCTGCACTACCTCGATGCTTCGAGCTGGGCAGGAGGACAACGCAATCGTCTCATCTCGGATCTGCTCTCGGCTCGATGGGGAGCGCGCATGAAGCGGATCGCGCTGATCTTGGCGATGGCAGGAGGGGCCGCGCAGGCGGACAGCACCTCTCTAGCGTTGCAGCTCCCCTCTCCGTCGATGAGCTATCAAAGCGACAGCTTCCGCGCTGGGGATCTGGACTGTTCGATGGCGATCGGCGGGAGCACGAACCTCGAGGTCGGCGTGCTCGGCGGTGTCAACAACCTCGGCGGCTCTGACCTAGCACCGCAGACAAAGGACATCGGGATCTTCGCGCGGATCGTGATCCCGCTCAACGCGCCCAAGTCTCGAATTGATTGCGAGCAGCTCTATCTGCTCGAATTGCAACAGCGGCGGCTCGAGATCGAACAGCTCCAAGCAGAGCTCGAGGCGATGAAGGCGCTGCAAGACGAGCAGACGGATTTCGAGCCATGACGGATCTTGGCGAGGCGCTCGAGGAGATCGAAGGGCTAAAGGACAAGGGGGTCACCGTCCTCGGCCTGCGGATGACGCCTGCGACTATCGCCGCCGCCGTCGCGCTTTTGTCTACCGTCTGCGGCACGCTCTACGGTGGGTTCGTGATGTATCAGAAGGTCGAAGAGGTCGCGGGCATGGATCTGGGGGCCTATCAACAGCAGATGGAGATCATGGACGCCAAGGTCCAAGAGGCGCTCGATTACGCGCGCGACATCAAGAACGGCTTGAAGGATGACATAATCCAGCTCGAGAAGCAGGTCGACCGGGCGGAGGACGCCGTCAGAACAAACGAGGAGAAGGTCCGCATCCTGATCGACGACGCCGAGAAGCGGTTCGAGACCCGGCGCGACCAGCTCCGAATGTCGCAAGATCAGGACATGAAAGAGCTCGAAGATAGACTAAACGGAAGATTGCAGCGGGCTCTGGACAACCCGCTCGCGCAATAGGGGATAAGGGAATGCTAAAACTTGAGAGAGTGCTCTGGCTGGTCTTCGCCGCCGCTATCGTCGCGATCTTCTACTTTTCCGCAGATGGGTTCTATCGTTACCCGTGCCAAGATCCGGCGCGCTGGTCCGCGCCTGAATGCAACCCGCCAATGTGCACCGCTCTCAAGTCGTGCACGAGCGACCTGATAGGAGGACAAGACATTGCCCAATAAAAACGACGCAGACCTGATGGAGGCGAAGCTCCGCTATTTTATCGGCGTCACGCTGACCTTGATCCTCGGCGGGACGATCTTCTCGATCCTTTACTCGCTGATGTTCGTGACGCAGCCTATGGGCGCGTCGAGCGAGAACGACCGCAAGTTCTTCGAGCTCCTGACCCCGATCGCCTCGTTTATCGTCGGCGCGCTGGGCGGCGTGCTCGCAGCATCGAACAACCGCAACAAAGCTCAAGATGAAGGGGCATCAGAATGATCGGAAAGCTCGTAGGCGCGCTCATAGGGCGCAAAGTGAAGGAGAAGATCGTCGACACCGTCCTCGATCAGGTGGATCTCCCGCCGAAGGTCGAGGATATGATAAAGTCGGCGGCGATCGACAGCCCGGTGGATATGCTCAAGAAGGTGATTAAATGAGCGCGCTCGACCGATCGAAGATCATCGAGCTCTTGCACGGCAACCCGGAGGCCGAGGCATGGGCCGACGCCGCGCTCGAGATCCTGCCCAAGTATCAGATCGCGACGCCGCACCGGGTGGCGGGGTTCTTTGCCCAATGCGGGCACGAGAGCGCAGGGTTCAAGGTGCTCGAGGAGAACCTGCACTATCGCGCCGAGACGCTCGACAAGATCTTCCCGAAGTATTTCGCGAACGCTGGGCGCAACGCCGCAGACTATGCGAAGCAGCCCGAGAAGATTGCGAACATCGTCTACGCCTCGCGCATGGGCAACGGCGACACCGCCTCGGGCGATGGCTACCGGTTCCGGGGACGCGGCGCGATCCAGCTCACCGGGCGCGACAATTACACCGCCTTCGGGAAGACGATCGGGCTGACGGCGGAGGAGGTCATCGACTACGTTCAGACAAAAAAGGGCGCGCTCGAGAGCGCGTGCTGGTATTGGAACAGCCGAAAGATCAACGAGACCTGCGACACCGGCGACATCGTTAAGATGACGAAGCTCATCAACGGCGGGACGATCGGGCTCGATGATCGGCGCGCGCACTATCTCGGCGCGCTCAAGATCCTGCAAGGATCGACCGCAGCCCCAGCCGCTCCCGCAGCGGGCGCTACAGCGCACAGCGAGACGCTGCGCGTCGGTAGCAAGGGCGAGCTCGTCAAGCGCGTGCAGGCGGCTCTGGGCGTCACCGCAGATGGCGACTTCGGCCCGGGGACGGAGCGCGTCGTCAAAGCATGGCAAACCGCAAACGGCTTGACGCCGGACGGGATCGTCGGCCCGAAGACGCTTGCAAAGCTGATCGGCTGACGAAGAAGGCCCCCGGAGATCTTCCGGGGGCCAGACGCGCAAGGTGGATTGACTAGGCCGTAGCGCAGACAGGTCAGGACCACCAAAAACCGCTTGCCGTTTATGCGCGCGTCATCTCAAACCTATTTTTCCGGACCTCGATCCGCAAGCAGGATCTCGGCCAGAGCGCGGATCTGGTCCGCTTTTTCCACCGGCACGCGCACCTCTACCCGGACAAGGCCGCGCTCGCCTAGCTCGGCGCGCTCGGCGCGCTTGCGCTCTCGATCCCGCGCGCGGCGTGCATCTAGTTTCTGGTCGATCATCGTCTAATTCTCCCTAATATCTCATTGCACTTCGTATAGATGAGGTCGGCGTGCTTCGGTAGGAGCTCGCGGAGATCATCGAAGACGCTCTCGACCACCTCGATCAGATCCTGCGCGGTCTCGGTCTCACGATCCGCGAGCTCTTTTCGCAGGCGGATCTCGGTCGCTTCTTGGTGCTCCGCGTGATCGAGCAGCGCCTCGACCTTGAAGCACAGCGCGACCAGATCGTCCGTCTCGACGATCCCGCGATCTCGGATCTCTTGCAGGACGGCGGCACGCTCTGCGCTCGATCCATCGAGGGCGGGGAGCATATAGGAAAGGGGGAGCTTCATGGCGCGCACCTCACAAGGTCACAAGAACGAAGAAGAGCAGGCAACCGACGTAAATCAGCGCGCAGGCGGTGATCGCTTGAAGCGTGCGCTCGACGACGTCGTGCTCGCGCATCAGATCTAGAAAACGGGTCAACATGGCAGATCCTTTCAGTGGGGTTTCTTGGCGCACTCCGGCCCAATGCCGGAGAGGATGCTTTCGGGGGTCGTGAGCTTGCGTCCGCAGGCACAGCAGCGACCTTCGTGATAGATCTCGAGGTGCTCGGGGATCCGCGCCTTCGTGGCGAGCTGGGAGACGGTCCAAGCGAGCGCCTTGAAGCTCGGCGCGTCCGGCTTGCCTTTCGCACCGGCGACCAGCACGTCGCGCGTCGCGGCGGGAATGAACCCGATATAGTCGAAGTCGGTCTCGTTGTTCTGGCCGGACAAGACCGACGCGAAGAACGGCTTGCCGATCTCCTTCTGGCGGATCTTGTATGTGTAGCGCGTGCCGGTCTTGGCGCTGCGGATCGTGAAGGTGGCGTTCCCGCCAAACATGAAGCGGAGCGCGTCGTTCGCACTTGAGAGCTCGCCGGGCGTGGGCTCTGGGATTTTTCCGGTCTCGTAGTGGGCAAGCATGGCAGATCCTTTCGGTTAGGTCGTGACGGCAGATATAGGACCGATCCTTAACCAATACAAGGACCGATCCGCAGATAGTTTAGCCGAGGTCTGCCCAGTTCGGGCCGACCCCCCCTTCGATCAAGTTATCGGTCGGAGCGCCCGGGAAGAAGTCGACGTAGGCGGCGGTCATATCCTCCGACATCGCGCGCTTGACGATCTCGGCCTGCGTCTCGAGCGCCTCGTCGATCAGGGCGTCGTGGATCGTGGCAAGCAGCAAGGTGCGCGCCGGATCGAGCTCCCCGGATCCGCGCAGCCGATCGAGCGTCGTCTTGTGCCGAGTGATCGCGCGCGCCATGACAGAGAGCGCGGCGCGCTGGACGGGATAGTTCGCGCACTTGGGGAGATCCGCGTTTCGCTTGCCCAGATAGATCGTCCCGCCGTCGCACATGGTCAAATAGCCGGTCGCTTGCGCCTGCTCTTGCATCTCGAAGCGATAGGCGAAGGCGCGCTTGTAGCGGTTCGCCCAGAAGTCGATGTAGGTCTGCGCCTTCTCGATCGGTGTCCGCATCGTGATCGAGAGCCCGGCGGCGGCGGATCCATAGATGATGCCGAAGGAGACCCCCTTCGCTGCGCTGCGCGCCACTTTCCCCTCCGGGGTCTTCTTGTCGATCTTGTGCCCAGCGATCACTGCCGCGACCTCGGAGTGCACGTCGCCGAAGACGACGTCCTCGAGGAGCTGGTCGTCGCCGGACAAGAGCGCGAGGACGCGCATCTCGATCGCCGAATAGTCGTAGGAGACGAGCAGAGATCCGGCGGGCGCGATGAAGCTCTTGCGGACGCGCGTCTGATCCTCGTCGTCGTCGAAGAGCTTCTTGTCGCGGGGGACTTGTTGCAGGTTCGGGCCGGAGCTCGAGAAGCGACAGGTGCGCGCCGCGCCGACGTTAAAGCGCGCGCGGACACGTCCATCAGGCGAGCGCGCCGCCGTGTCGATCACGGTCTGGCCGAAGCTCGAGATATATTTCTGGATCCGCCGGTAGCGCGACAGCGCATCGAGCGCAGCCTCGACCGGCGTCCCGGGGAAGAGCCCGGCCATTTTTGCCAGCGCCTCGCCCGAGATCTCGAGCTGGTTCGTCTTCTCGGTCTTCGGCCAGACCGACAGCACGCGATCGGGGAAGATCCGCGCGAAGAAGTCGGAGAATTGCGGGTTCGAGTTCAGGTTCGCGACCTCGGTCTCGGGGATTAACGCGCGGACCTGCGTCGCGAGCTCGTCGCGGATCTCCTCCCAGCGGCGCACCAGCTCCTTGTGCGCGCGCCGATCGAGCAGCATCCCCGCCTCTTCCATCTCGATCACGCCGAGCGTCATGTCATCGAGGAGCTGGGCGGCGCGGTCGTGGGCGGCGGTCGTCTTCTCTTTCCAGTATTGCCAGAGCTCGAAGGTGACGTCGGCGTCGCGGATCGCATACTCGAGCTGCGACGCAGAGAGCTCCGGCGCGCCCCAGTTTGAGACCTGCTCGTCCTTGGCGAGCTTCTGCTCGAGATCCCATAGGACCATGTCGGCCAGCGAGAAGCGACCGCCCCCCATGCGAGCGCGCCGCAGGTGGCCGACGTCGATGATCTCGGGCGTCGCACCGGCGGCGAGGAACCAGCGCATCTCGAAGCCGGAATTAAAGACGACCCAAGGGCCGGGCGGGACGAAGAGATCCGCGCAGGCGGCGAAGCCGCCGGGGATCTGATCAAAGTCGATCACGCAGCGCACCTCGTCGTTGCGGAGCTGCGCGAGCCGCACGCGCCCGTCTACGGGCCGCAGGGACGTCGTCTCGAAGTCGAGGGCGGTGGCGGTCTTGCACTTCAAAAGCACGCGCCACAGGGCGGCTCTGGTCGTTATGAGGTCGTATTCCATGCGGCAGGTCCAATGGGAGGAAGGGGAAAGGAAGGGCGCGGAAGGGGAAAGGAAGGAGGCGCGCAGAGCGCGCCCCCAAGAGTTTAGCGGCGAGCCTTCGGCTTGGTGTAGGACGGAGCCGGAGCGGCGTCCCCGTAGACCAGCTCGTCGAGCGAGGCGTTCCCAGCAAAGAACGCTTCGACCTCGTCGCGCGTTGCCCAGCCCGAGACCGCAAACTTCGGTTTGAAGTTCTGCGCGCCTTGAGCCGTGAAGCTCTCAGCACCGAAGCCGAAGATCGGCATCGAGGGCGCGCCTGAGCTCATGCGACGGACGATCTCGTTCAGGAGATCGGTGATCGCATTCCGGCCGGAGACCGAGTTCGTCACAAACTTGACGTTCGTCGCCGCGCCGTCGGTCGACAAGCATCCGAAGCCTAGCGAACGATGCCAGCCTTCGCCCGTCTTCGTGTTGTAGGGCGCGTGGTCGGGCAGGTCGACGTCCTGCACGGCGGCGCGCTTGTTATAGATCGACCACTCGACGCGGTCGATCGGCTTGGACGCCTTCCAGCAGATCCAGCCCTCGATCACCGACTTCGGCTCGAGGATGAACAGGACGTCGTCGGTCAAGTCGGTGCGGTCGCGCCCCAGAGCGTAGGATCCGGTCTTGCCGGAGAACGCGAGATACTGGACGTTCGCGCCGGTCCCGGTGCGCTGCTCGTCCGTCGTGTCGGCCAGCGCCGCGATCATCTGATCGTCAGAGATCTCGGGCAGGGCGTTATTATCGAGGTAGGCGGTCAAAGAAGTCGTCATGATGTGCTCCATTTTTTGCACGTTGCTACATTCCCGCGATTAGGTCGCGAGCGCCTTAACGGTCAACCGTTCGGACGGCAGACCGATCTTTTTGAAGGGCGCGAGATCGATCCCCGCCTTCTCCATTGCTTTTTGATCGAGAGAGGAGCGACCGGCGACGGACGCAAGCTCGACCTCGATGTCGCCGACGATCGTCGAGGCGGTGTTCCGCTTGCGGAGCTCCTCCTTGATCTCTTCGGCGATCTGATCCTTCTCATCGGAGAGCTGGTCTTGCGTCTCCTTGATCTCGACGTAACGCTGCACGATCGCGTCGAGCTGCGAGCCTCGGTTCGAGCGCGTGAACGCCTTCGTCTCGGTCAGGTCGACGCCGCAGCGGGCGGCGTAAGGGCAGGTCTTGCACTCGCCGCTCGAGCGCCCCTCGCGGTCGAGGCGGTCGACGTTCCGCGTCCGCAGCACTTGCCCAGCGCGCAGCGCCATGTCGTCGAGGATCTGCGGGTTCCGCTCGACCACATAGACGTCGAGCTGGTTAAAGTTCGAAGCGTCCATGTAAACGATCAAGCCGCTCTCGATGTCGAGGCCGCGCACCTTGCGGACCAGCTCCATCCCGATCTGGATCTGGGCGACGTGCCCAGCGCGCGGCAGGTTCGCCCGGTTCGTGCGGGGGTCGATCGTCTTGATCTCGAGCGCGATGTGCGCGCCGGAGGCGTTGAACAGCACGCCGTCTGGCGTGGCCGAGATCCGCAGCTCCTCGTCCGCGACGCTCTCCTGATCGTCACCGGCGAACATCAGCTCGATGCCGGAGGCGCGCAGCATCTCGACGACGTACTTCTCGCCGTGCGTGCCGCGCCGGGCAAAGCCCCAATCCTCGGCGGCGTCGCTGGGTTCGTGCTTTGCAAACCATTGCTTGCGGATGCACGACAGCGCCTCGGAGGCATTGAGGTATTTAGAGCGGTCGACGCTCCATGTCTTGCGCGCGTCGATCACGTCCGCGCCGCGCAAGATCGCGCTTTTGAGGTCTTCGGGTGTCATAGTGGCAGGTCTTCCTTGTTAAGGTTGCGTTTGTATTTACGGGCGGCGCGATAGACGCGATCTTTGACGCGCTCGCTTCCCGAGGTCAGAGCGGTGCGAAGATAG